AACTATCCCTGTCAAACGAAGGAGAACCCCTTGGTTTACAAGGAGTTCTCTTCAGTTTGTCTTAGGATTTGGGGTGGTGCGGGCGGAGGGACTCGAACCCACACGACTTGCGTCACCGGAACCTAAACCGTGCCCGATCCAAATTCCCTTTTGTTTTCAATGGGTAGTTCCGTTGTCACACCCCATTTTGTGCCCGTCTTCTGACACAGAACCACGCCTGTGACAACCCTTTATCAGCCGTTAACGAGCCGCAGGGCTGGCCTCTCAGATACTTGCTCCAGAGCCTCCTTGCCCACCATAAGACTTTCAGGGGCGAGGTGGGCATAACGGAGGGTGGTCTGGATGTTGGAATGTCCCATCCACTTTTGGACTACCGCCAACGGTACCCCACGTTGAACCAACCTTGACGCACAAGTGTGTCTCAGCATGTGGACAACGAACTGAGGATCGTCCTCCAGCTTCATTGCCTGGCGCAACACCCTCCACTGATGCCGTAGGGCTGGCTCGGTGAGGTTGAAGATCCTCCGTTGGTTCGACCTACGGGCGAGGATCTCAGAGACCCTGCTCGTGGCAGGAACGGAACGAGCCTTGTCCGTCTTGGTCTCACCCTCGTGGAGGTGGATCAGTCCGTTGAAGATGTCTCTCGGCTCCAGTCCGAGAAGCTCCCCACGCCTGAACCCCGTATCAATCGCCACGATGATGAAGTCCCGCAGCTCATCGAGTCCAAGGTGGGTGCAGGTGGTCAGAACCTTCAGCTCCTCCGTCTCATTGATCCAACGGATTCGGTGCTTTCCCTCCCTACGTGTTGGAACTTTGGGAAGTGTGGCAATCCAGTCACGCTCGTGAGCCGTCTTGAGCATCATGCGTAGGTGACTCAGTTTCCTGTTCACGGTGGATCCTGAGTTACCCTGCTCCTCCCAATCCTCGATAGCCTCAAGGATCAGATCAGGCTTGATGTCGGTAAGCTGAGTGTCGCTAGGGATCGCACGAAAGATGCAACGACATGCGTCATTGTGTGTCTTCGGTGATTTGTCCTGAGACCAATGAAGCCTCCACGTCAGCTCGTAGGCATCCTTGAGGGTGTGTCCCAAGGCAACCTTAGGCTTCACTGTTGGGATCAAAGCTGACCCCGTTGTGTTGTGGCGAACGATAGCTTCCAATTCGGCAAGCTTTGCCTCGTCCATTGTTTTATAGCACTGCCTAAAGCGGTGTTCTCCGCTCCCCACAGACACCATAAAACTCTTACCTCGTCTAAAGATTGGCATGGGTTTCTCCTAAGATGTTGCGAAGGGCGATCTTGCCCTTGGTGGTTATCCGTATAATTTTCTTGCGTCTTTCCATCGGATCCTCGTGAGACTCGATGAATTTTAAGCCCTCAGTACGATGACGATTCATTTTACCAAGAGCACTTACGTAGCGAGATGCAGTTGTCAGGCTTATTCCTACCTTTTTGGCAACATCAGTAAGAGAAAGGCCTTCTTCTGCTTCCGCTATAACCAGCAAGCACATCACCTGCTGGATAGGCATCTCAGGATCTACCTTCTGGATACCTGAGAGTAATCTAAATGCCTCTTGTGGTTGCATCTGGTTTCACACCTCCCGCTTTCATTTCAGACGATTAGAGTCTGAATCATGCGGACTCATCCGTCAATAAATTCTCTCCAAATGGTAAGCGTGGAAAGAAGGCAACTGAGGCTTGACAACCATTGCCCGGACTCAGCACTCTCCACATGGTAACTAAAATCAAAGGAGGAATGCGTGAGACTGCCTACGAACTTCATCCACCAGGTCAAAAAGGCTGGGGTGAAGGTCTACTTTGCGGGACGAACCACTACCAAGGTTTGGAATGGCACCCGCATCAAGGGGGAACCGCTTCGCTATGGCGGGTGGTACTGGGAGCGAACCCAGAAGGGTAAAGTGGTAGCCGTCGATGAGGATGGACCCTTCAGATCCGAGTCAGCAGCTATCCGAGACGCCTTTGTGAAGCTTCAGCTTCGGGTGTCATAGGCTCCTTCACGACCACCAGTGCCCCCGCTTTTGCCAGCTCCTCGATCTGTTTCACGAGTAGAGTACAAAGGTGTAGCGAGATGCTGTCTGGAGGGTGGTCGCAGACCCCATTCCCCTTCCAACGAACCTCAGGGTAGATCCCCTTAGGGGTGTCTTCGAGCATGATGACGACCTTCATGTGGATCTCCCTGAGTGTGTCTTCTGGGGCCAGTCCTGCTGCCGATAGACACATATCAATTCGCCATCGTCATAGGCCACCACGGTGGTCCAGCCTGGCTTGTAGATTCCACACTTCAGCTCATCGAGGTAGGTGCCGTACCGCTTGAAATACTCGGTGCCCATCACCCCTGCCACGAACACCAAACCAATCAAAAAATACTGCTTCATGTTATCTCCCTGTGAATGGGGCTGGCATCGAATCGGATATATTCGGGTTTGAATTCGGGTATGGGTTAGTCCCTATCTGGGACTCATAACCAAGGGTTCTCCCGTACTGATCGACATAGGTGGTTTGATTGCCCACCTGATAGCCGTATCCCAATGTCCTGCCATACTGATCGCTGTAGGTGGTCTGGTTGCCCACCGTGCTCCCCTGCCCTACCACTCGCCCATACTGGTCACTGTAGGTGTTCTGTTGGGCGTGAGCCTTCCCTGCCATGAACCCTAGGGTCACCCCCAGGAGAAAGGCCATGATGGTCACGCTGATAAAATGGCGTCTCATGTTTTCTTCCCTTTCTTTTTGGGTTTGTCCTGCTTCTGGCTATCCTGCCACAGCTTGATTCTCTCAGCGATCGCTTCCTCACTGGCGTACTCGTCCAGCTCGAAGCACTGACAGAAGGTGTCCCAGAGCCTCTCCATGCGAAGGTCTAGGATATTGCTGATCGAGTGGAGGTAGTTATAAACATCATCCTCACTCATCGGCTGTGGGTTATCACAATACATCTGAAGGAATGTCTCGATATCCGTTTTGATATCCCAGATCTTCAGAATGTCCTCTTCAAGGGTAATTCGATTTTTTGTAATTACACGAGCCATCATGATTCCTTTCGTTATTCAAACAATAATCACATTTATCGTCTTGCTGCTCATCCTGCGTAAGTTCTTCTCTCCATTTCCAACAGTTATTCCAGTTTTTCAGGTTTAGTGGTGGACAAAGCCAAACCATCACATCACCAACCAGGAGATAAGCCCTGCGAAATAGATTGCTACTGCTACGAACTCCACGAGGAACAACGGAGGATCTCTTTGGAGAAACCCAGCGAGTGTCCACAAGGCAGACCCGACGAGACTAAAAATCACGTTCAATGGGTACACGTTGAAGCTCGTGAGAGTGATACCTATGAGACACAAGATCGTCCCTAACCACTTGATTAATATCATACAGACCTTTCAAAATGGAGCTGGACCTAACAGCTCATAGATTGACTTGCGAGGCGGGATTGGCTTCTCGTTGATCGTCCAGCCAGGTTGAAGGAATCTCTCGGCTTCATCCTTGGTGTCGAACAATCGAAGAGCTATCCCATCCTCGTCCCTAACGGTGAACCACCTATTCTGGATCATCTTCAGGGTGCAGCTTCATGCTCAACTGTACATCTGAGGACACAGAGATGGGGATCCCTGCGGTCTGTCTGATGAGGTTAGCTGCATCAAAGTACCAAGCCTTATCGCACTTGTCAGAGAGCATCTTGGCGACAGTCTCAGTGTATTTGTGTAAGAAGTTCTTCATATCTAGGACAGTCTGGCCCTCGTGCTCTTTTACATCAAGAGCTACGTCACCAGTCGTCTCTAGTGCCTGTGTTACAAAATCATTCAAATCATGTTCGTTGATCATACATTCTCTCCATAATGGATTTTCCTATTATCTCAGGAATTGCAGGAACTACAGCGTTTCCGAGTTGCTTGTGTCGGTCCACCCGATTGGGAAGCCCATCATCCACTCGCATACAGATGGATTCAGGTATTGGCCTACGTGTTCGGGATATCGATCCCCAATATCGCCTACCAATGTCTTCCCGTGCTTTCCAGCTGCTTCCGTCGGGCATAAGCACCGGAGAGGTTTCCAACTCTGGGATGTTGTTGGGGTAGCCAATAATCCAAATGCGGTCTCTGCGGTGTGGTGCACCAACGGTTGAAGCGGGTATACAATGCCACTCCGCATCATACCCGATTTCAGCGAGGCTCCTGAGCACTTCGTCCAGTCCTCTAGTGCGAAGGGCTGAGACGTTCTCCGCAATGATGAACTTCGGACGGATCTCTTTGATAAGCCTGTGGAACTCAAACCAGAGGCCTGAGCGTTCTCCTGACAATCCCCCACCTTTTCCAACGAGTGAGATGTCTTGGCAGGGGAATCCTCCAACAATAGCGTCAACTGTGATTCCATGGTGGTCTAATGTGTCCTTCGTCAATGTAGATACGTCGTCAAATATGGGAACGTTAGGAAAACGGTGTCGCAACACATTCCTAGCTGCTTGATCTATATCGCAAAAAGCAACTGTTTCCATTCCCGCTCGATCAAGACCAAGGGCAAACCCCCCGATCCCGCTAAACAGGTCTAATACTTTCATTCAATCTCCAGTCCAGACCACTCCGGAACGTCCCTTGTGGACTTGCCAGGCGATCTCATCGATTGTGATAGGGTCGTAATCAACCCAAGGTTCTAGTTCCTCGTAGGGTTTGCCTAAGTCATCAGCAATGGCTTGCATCTGACCACGTTTGCTGCTTGTGTATTTCGATACTTGCATTTGTAATCTCCTTTAGTCATAACAAAAAAGAGGACACTCAAAGGAATGCCCTCTCGTTTGTCATCTATTGTCTGAAGACTTCTCAGCGTCCGCCAGTGACCCCCACGTATTATTGTCCTTGGGTCAGGACATATACGGATTATCGGCCATACTTTTGCGGAGTGTCAATGGATTTTGTTTCACGATGTGAGAAAGTTACCTAATGAATCATAAGTATTACATTAACTGACTTTATGTAACATATATGATGCTTTAGTCGCTGCTTTTGTATATTATACGATACATTTTTGATCGGCCAGGCGTATGCGGCAAAGGTAGAAAGAGGATCGGCCAAGAGTTTGCGGTAAACCCTGAAAAATGATCGGCCAAGAGTTCGAGATTAAAAAAAGGACAGGTTTTCCCGAAAAATCACTAAGTGTTGTTTTTACGCAACAACGCTGCCGTACAAGTCCCGTACTTATAAGCAAATCGATTCTAAAGGCATTTTTAGACCCGTCAAGGCATTTTCTAGTTTTCTGATACTTGCACCTTACCCCCCTATAAAAAATGCCCTATGACCCGTTTTATGGGGTCTAATAGAGCATATAATCGTGTATCAGATCGCTAGAGAACCCCCAAGATCGATCCATAAGCACCAAATAAAAAACCCTCAGGGGATACCTAAGGGTTTTCTGTTTAATGCTTTACAGCGTTGTTATGGACTTCGACATCTCCCGCAAATCACATTGGAACCCCAACGCTTAGGGGTTTTGCATATCGGACAGCGTAAGCGTTGATCCTCAGGTCTATCAGTCCTCTTATGGGGTTTAATCAGCATTAGACATACTCCAACTCTTGAGCATATTGTTGATCTGCCAAGTATGGAAACGCCTCTAATGCCATCTTATGATCGTTTATAACCTTGATAAACCACTCCTCGCTTATTGCCTTATCGATAGCCATGTAAGCGATCTCGACAAAACTCTCAGCACCAAAACGATCAGCAAAATCAAGCATAGTGTTGAACCCAACGCTTGCACATTCCATTAAACCCTCATGCTCGAACTCAGCATAAATGTTTTCGATCTCATCATATAAAACCTCATCAGGATATGACCCGTATTGCTTATCATAGTAGCCCGACAATGGAGTGCTGTATGAGTGTTTTACGGGTTTATCGTTGATCTGCTCTTGGGCTAGTTTAAGATCGTCTATGGGTTTATCTGAGGAGTTATAGGTAGCACTCCAAGCGTACTCATTCGATAGCCATAATCCCCCCCAATAGACCCCCGCTTGCTCGTTGATAATGACTTGTCTGCCTAAGTTATCCATAAGCACGAACTTATTGCTCTCCCCGATATGCTTACCAACGATCTCAGCAAATGAAGGGTGAAAAGCGAACTCAGGGTTATCTACTAACATGGGTCTGAGATAGTCCTTAATGTAGTGCCATGTATCCGACTTTGAGGGATCAGCACTATTGCCCGTTGTCAAAATGCCATTGTGCATTAGCCATAAGTCCATGCCATGCTCTGCCATATTGAGAACCATGTAAGGGTGGCAGTTCTCAAGATCGATATTGCCATGAGTTCTCATTCTCAGGTGAAATGCACAATCTCTCCCTTGGATATGCTTCCGATAGAACTTGATAAACGCTTTCTCATTCTTAGGGAGTATTTTCTCGATAACGAGAGTATCGCTATCAGAAAACATAACCCCTACTCCATCAGCGTTGTAAGAATAAAAATCTTTTAGCCACTCATCACTTAAAGCGGGTGAGGTGGACTTCTGAGTAATCAATAAACACATTTTCAAATTCTCCTAGTTATTAAAAAATTAAACTTCTGCTACTTCTGCGGGTACTTCATTTCTCGGATTAGTTCTCACAAGGCCCAACTTAGGCAGATCGAACCCCTTACTCGCTAGATATGATCTGAGGTAGATCGTATCTGCCCGATTTTCAGGCTTGCAAATGAAATCTAAAAACTTAGGGATCGTCAAATCTGTTGCACCTGTATCCCTTGCAAAAAACCAAGAGGCATAAGTGAACTCAAGGCATGAGATGATAGTTTCATATTTCAATGTCCCCTTGAATAATCTAAACTCGATTGTCTTAGGGTTTTTGAAGTTCAATGCCTCATAACGATCCTCGTTCAAGTGGTTTAGAGGATTGTCGAATTGCTTTGCATGAGTGATCCAACGCTTATCCTCTGCCTTGTTTTTGATCTTGGCATATCCACTCTCATCTCGTCTAGCGATAGACTTGATTAGCCTATGATTGTCAGGATCATTGATAAATAGGATCAGTTTAGAGGCATGGTACATAGTCATATCCGACTTACAGATATGCACATGGAGTCCACAAGTATTGGTATCGTGGCTCTTTACTCCATGCCATCTATTCTTAAAAAACTTCAACTGATCCCTATGGACATCTAAACCCGTATAGCCCGTAATGATCTCAAAACCATAATCGAGTGAACCATCATGCTCAAGAGTGGAGTAGTCGTAATAATTGTCATCAATGGGTGATCGATACCCGCTTATTGCACTCGATACCTCTTGTGCTTTCCCTGATCTATCCCCATCTTTCACCTCTACCTCTAACTCCATGCCAAGATAGACCTTAGTTTTACGCTTATCGAACTCAGATGGAATATGCCCTAGTTCGCTTGAGTGGTACTCGTTGATATACTCGCTATCCTCATCTCTCTCCTCATTCTCATAGTCATCATTGGATATATAGCAATCCCGATTGTCGCTGTATGAGTAGCACTCATCACGACAAGTAGGGCAGATCACATAATCATCATAGGCATAGGAGTAGTCATCATTCTCAGCGTCAATCAACTCCCCACAATCGTTGCATTGGCGTATGTTTGCACCTGAGAACTTCTCCTCAAGGATATCTACCCAACAAGTTCTATGTGAGGATCGTACCTCGCTATATGTATTGTTTAATAAATAAATTGCCTCGCTGAGGTTATCGTCTTTTATAGCCCGTCTAAAGTTTATTGAGAACTCCCCATAAAGTTTAAGAGTAGCCTTTACTTGATCGTTATAATAAAAAGAAAAGCGGGACTGCCTGTTGATCCTCAAGTTATTCTCAATAAAACTTTTTGTGAGTTCTTTCTTTCTTTCAGGAATAATATGGTTTATTCCCTCATTCCAATAAGCAAGTAAGTTCATATATCCCCCTTATATTGATAAGAAAACAACTAAGGCAAACCAAAAAGCAAACGCTAGGGCTAATCCCATAAGGACTTCACTCCAAGTGATACCCTCAATGCCTAATACACGATCCAATAGTTTTAACATTATTTTCTCCTAGTGAATGGCAAATGCCATGCCCGATTATAGCAAGATAAAACAATGGTTTTGCTTTCACGATATGAGATAGTTTTGTCTAGGAGTGATCCTCACGAAAACAGACCGATTAGCGAGTGGTGATCGAGTGGTGGACTTGAGGTGGACTTGAGGGTAGCGAGTGGTTGATCGTGAGGTGGACTTGAGGGTGATCTCTAGGGCTATCTCAGAAAAAAAACCGACTGATAGTCAGAGAGGCAGACTGTTGTTTTTACGCAACACTTACCATCTTGCTATCAGTTTTGAGGGTGCATAGGATATCTAATCCGAAGTAGTGCTAATGAAATCAAGGACTTAGCGGGATTGTGCCGTTGATTGTGCCACCTAACCCCTTGATTCTATGGGAAACTTTGAGAAACCAGCGAAAGCATGAGGGGGGAATCGCCCATTTTAAGAAATCGAGGTAGGCATTCAGATTTTTGTAATGAAATATTCCTGGGTTGGATTCCTGACTTGGATGGTGGTAACACCCCCACAAGATCACCTCTAGCTAACCTCTAGCTAACCTAAGGTTTATATACTACTATATCATCATTAGTATATAACCTATAGATACCTCTATAGACAACCTATAGTCTCTTTAGGTTCTAAAGTCTCTCTATAGGACAACCTATAGTCTACTCTATAGGTCTATCTTTAGGTCTATCTCTAGGTTATCCTATAGTTTAACTATAGGTTTCCCCTCCCCCTATTCAAGGACTATAGGAATTGTCTTATAAAACAGGGGGTTAGGGCACTTCATTTTAGTCGCTATCTAGTGGCTTTGTTTGTAGAGATCCAGGAGTTCCCTTTAGGCTTACCTCCAAAAGCATTCTTCATGAACCCTTGAAGTTCCTTCTTGAGGAACTCTGACTTGAACTGAGCCACTGCCTTGTCGTTGTCTCTGGACATATGCTCCACCCAGTACCCTACAGCCATCGCTAGGGCGTCTAGACGGTCATCATGGATCAGAGCACCTCGATCCTTGGTGATCCTTGTCATCTGGTAGATGAGGGAGTACTTGGGATCCTGAGCTGATTCAAAGTCCTTCCGGATCAGCTCTTGGTCTATGATCAGTCTGTGTTGAGACATGACAGGCTCTAGGGTGTCTATGATCCTCATCTCCTTCTGAGTGGAGTGTTTGACTTCTTCAATCAAGCACTTATGGATCCTAGCCATCACTGGTGTCAGGAGCTTGGTGTACATACCATCACCGAAGTTAGCCTCGACAATGACATGGTTCACCTGGTGGATCTTAGCAAGCCTTGAGAGTGTCTCTAGGGTCTGGTCTGAGTACCCACCCATAAGACCCCCACAGGCCACCAGGTACTGGTTACCAGCGAGCATCTTGACGATGGCATAGCCTGTCTCGTCAGCTCCCCTACCCGAGGGGTCAATGGCCATCACACAGCCTGTGTACTCAGCCATGTCTGGGGAGTGCCACATGGGGCGATAGAACTTATCCCCCGTGAGAGCCACGTTGGGGACATCATTGATGATGAGTTCAGGAGCTGCTGCCCAGGCTACCTTGAGGTGAGCCATGGTTGGGTTCAGGGACTGCACCACCAGGTCAGAGACCTTCAGGGGGTACCTGTCGGCATCCGATAGGGATGTGTCGAGCATGAACTGTAAGGCGAACCCTGAGCGACCATAGGACGCTCTCCGTTCGAGGAGGTCTTCCTCACCGAATCTCAGGGGGTCTGTAGGCTTGCCTACGAGGGTAGCATCCCTCTCCAGAGCCAGAGTGATCCAAGGGGCGAGCTTTCCTTGATAGGAGGCTACCTTGAGGATCTCTGGGTACTGAGCTGGCCATATGCGAGTCTCATAGCCACGTTCGCCCAGGGCGTTGTAGAGGGACATCTCCAACTGTGGGGTGCCGAGGTAGATGATTCGGCTATCAGGAAGGGGACGGAGAATCGAGTCAAACTCCTTCACCAGCTCCGAGAGCTTGTCTCGCATCATCTGAGTGGCTGAGTTGCCCGGTGTCTCGATATCGTCCGCAACAACGATGTCCGCTCTTGAACCTGTAAGCTGTCCTGTGATTCCCACGGATTTAACCGAAGGTGAGTGGTCAGCCAACGATGGACCAACGTCGAATGAAATTACAGAGTCTCTTTGGCCTTCCTTAGGACGCAAGTGCTGAAGGATCGGTACTTCATTGATCAATCGTTTGACGAAGGTGGAGAAGGCATCAGCCCTCTCCTTTGAGGCAGAGACAACCAAGATCTTCTTCTGGGGATCGTTTAGGAGGATCCAGCAGACGAAGGCTGAAGTTAGAAAGGATTTCCCTACTCCACGGAACGCTTCAATGATGCCCCGCTTAGGACCATTTTGCAGGTACAAGCAGATGTCATTCTGTACGGGAGTGAGAGGTGGGAGGTTCAGGTGGCCCCATATAACATGGGAGAACACCCTGAAATCAGATAATACTCTGTGTTTAGAATCCATTTGGAGGCGATTAGAGGCACCTTAGAGACGTTTTCAGGGTCTCCCTAGGGGGTAGCCTAGGAAGACAGAGAAAAAGCCTCTATGAGCCGTTTATGAGGATTTATGAGGCACTACTGTACCTTACGGATGGGGACGATGTTCTCGTCCTCGAATACGGGTAGATCGGCTAGATTGTGAAGCGGAGAACCCTCAACTGAGACGGCCTCGATCTTGTTGTCCTTCAGGAATTGCCGGGCAACGTTGAGGATAGCCGCTGGGGGAGGAATAGCATTCCCTGCTTCATCGACATACTCCTTGACAATGGCGTCTTTCAGAACCTTGGCAAGCTCGCCATGGAGGGAAGCCAGTTCTTTTTCGTCTGCTTTGTTCATAGGAGTACCTTTATGATTTTATCGAGTCCCATCGCCTGACCAAGGACTGCAATGATGGCTCCAAGAGCGATCCACTTGATCTGGGCGAGGGTCTTTTCGATGGAGACTAAGGACTTCTTGAGACTGTCAGAGATGTCTGAAAGTTTCTTTAGGTCGTCTGCGTGGTTGTCTACTCGTAGCTCTAGTTTGATAACACGGTGTTCAAGCTGTTCCATCGGTTACTCCTCGCTAGGAGTATCCGCAGGGAGCGGTGTGTTGCCCTCTTCGAGCCACTTTAGGTATTCTGGAGTATTAACCAAACAAGATTCTTGTCTACCATCTGGCCATTTTCTCCAGACAACATCGACATTTTGGCCTTCAGGCCTTGGCATTAATTTCCAAATAGGTTCGTTCATAATTCAGATCCTGTAAATAGAATTTTGCTTCCAGTTGCCCCAGCAGTAAAGGTATACATTGCCAGAGCAGTCATTCCACTTCCACCAGAAACATCCAACTGTCCAACTCTTGTGCTCGCTGAACCAAATGTTATAGTAGTAAAAGATAACCCGCTTACTGCATATGAAGAACCAGTGACGGAAATACCTGTTGGTGGAACTCTAGCGGTTACTGGAAAAACAATTTGTGTCGAACCATAAGTAGAGCCTGAACCACCTCTAAACCATCCAATAATCTCCGACCCGGATGAAGATTCGTAAATGTAAGCTGGCAGATACCTCTGACACAACGCCAATTCCTGCCCATAAGGTCTGAACTCAAAAGGCGTAGCTGTAGAGCCAGCCTCAAGTTGGACACCTGTGATGTAGAAAGTTGCTCCGTTTGTGCCAACAAAATTTACGCACCCGCTAGGGACATATAAAGAACCTCCAGTCCAAGCGTTTGGTGTTGCTCCTGCATAAGTAGAGCCATAACCCAAAGTCCAAGCAACGCGAATGCCTCTATTATTTGTGGTATCCCATGTTCCTGTTGTATCGCCAGCAACCGTAATTGTTTTTTGCTCCCAGGTATTGGCCGAATTAACCGTATAGGATGTTGGATAAATTCTATTAGATGCGTTGTTTATCAAAAACATTCCGTAGGTTCCAGTAACACTTGCATTTACCCAAAACGACAAGGTAATAGTCTTAGCATTAGCAGTTCCAAAATTAAAATCTGCCGTATTAAACCCTTCAATAGATTGTTGAAGCTGAAAATAATCGCCAGCACCCAAAGAATAAGCAGAGGATGATGTCAGTTTCAAACTGTTAACAAAACCAGCTGGCGCAGTAGAAGACTGTTGCGCTGTATATTTAGATGCTTGTGACGCTTCACAATGCCATCTATCAATAGAATAGCCACCACCAGAAGGTACTGTATAACTAGCACCAGCATTACGCTGGTCAATCACCATCGCACCATTGATGATGCGGTTCTTGAGGCTTACAAGAGAAGCGACTGATCCGACTTTTGCGAGGTCTCTCGCTTTACTCATAATGAAATTCCTTTATGTTATAAAGAACGCCAAGGGTTGTCACACCCCTAGCTAACTTGTTGATTTCGCTTAGGCTACTTCGGATGGAGCATCCGCTGACAGAGCCTTCAGCTCGTCTAGCGTTGCAACCTGATCAGCCAGCTTGGTGACATCCCTGAGCCGTTGTTTTTCTGCAACAATGGCGGAAGTGTCCTCGCCCGATTCCAAAGCCCGTTGAAAGGCTATGTCCTGTGCCTGGAGCAAGGGAGCACGTTCAGAACGCAAGCGGTCCTTGGTGATGGCTTTCGCCTTGTCAATGTTGATGACGATCATTCTTGGTACTCCCATGCGTTACGGAAAGTGCGGTCTGTAGGAATATCAGAGACATCCACGATCTTGTAAGGTTTGCCCTCTGGGACATCCTTCAGAGCAATCTCTTCAATGGACATTCCGCAGTCAGGGGCGGGAACTATGACAGCTACGCCATCATCAGTAGGGTATATAATTCGTTGGTTCATAATTTCTCCTGATTAGCGGAAGACTGCAACTGATACATATTTACTATCTTGGTTGGCTGAATCGTATCTAGTTGTAAGAATTCTAAAGCTACTGACAGTTGGTGATGAATCTGAAATTGGGCCATCACCGACAACATTTATGTCTACACTTGTTTTAGCCGCACCCGGTGCTCCAGAGGAAGCCACTATTGCATAGTTTGTGTCTGGCAGAGAAGTAGTCAGGTTAACTGTGTATTGTCCTGTTCCGTGGTCAGTAATACTTGTTACATTACCGCTTCCTCGAATAGCGACCGTACCCGTACCATTGAAATCTACCCATGCACGACAGCCATATGCATTAGCGACTGAGCCGTATCCTGAGTTGAACTTGAGGTTGCCTGAATTGTCCAAGCGCATACGCTCGACATAAGAGCCACCACCACGAAATACCTGAGCACCACCCTTGACGTTATCAATGTAAGTGTGGTCATCGACACTGTAGTGGAACATGTTAGAGCCTGTGGCTCCTGCGGAATCCGAAAGGATCACACTTGTACCAGAGGCCATGATCAGGCCACCAGTCATGGTGTCACCAGCCACATTTAGGAAGCGAGCATCAGCAGCAGCTTGGGTGTAGGTATCAGCAATCAGGAAGCTACCAAACGCATATACGTTCAGCTCGTCACCAGCAGCAGCCCCAGAAGCCAGCACGATAGACGTACCGTTCGTGGCTGTGAAGTCCGAGGTCTCTTCGAGGAGCACACCATTCAGGGCAACCAGTACGGCACCTACGGTGTATGTCAGAGTTCCACCTACAGCAGCAGCTCCACTGAATGTGGTCTGATTAGCAGTCGCATTGAACTGGAACTGACCAAGCGTAGCTACAGAAGCAGAGCTTGCATCTATCCATCCTGATGCCGTGTAGACACGCATCTTGCCAGTTGTCGTATCGAAATACAGAGCACCAACAACAAGCGCATTGCCGTCGTTATCAAGAGTAGGAGCAGAAGACTTAGGACCGAGATAGCGATCATCAAAGTTATCCAAGAGAGCAGCAGCAGAGGAAGCAGAAGCAGCCGCAGAGATAGCTGAAGCGTTAGCTTCATTTGCCTTGGTTGTTGCAATTCCTGCCTGAGTCGTGGCTGTTGAAGCCGAGCTAGAGGCTTGCTGTGCGTGGTACTTAGAGGAGTACTCTCCACCTGCTACAGGACCAGTGGTCAGCGTAGCCCAATCATTGGCTAGGATTGCAGAAGCAGCAGCCTCTGATGCCTTGGTGGTTGCGGTACCCGCTTGTGTGGTTGCAGTCGCAGCCGATCCAGCAGCAGCACTAGCAGACCCTGCGGCCTCACCTGCCTTGGTCGTAGCGATCCCCGCTTGAGTGGTCGCTGTAGACGCACTGTTAGAAGCCGAGGTAGCCGAGTTGGAGGCATTGGTAGCCTGAGTGGTTGCAATGCCAGCCTGGGTAGAGGCAGTGGTTGCAGAGCCTGTAGCCGAACTAGCAGAGCTAGAGGCAGAGGCAGCCGAGGCAGACGCTTCACCAGCTTTGGTTGTGGCGATCCCTGCCTGGGTGGTTGCTACTCCAGCCTGTGTGGTAGCCGTCGAGGCAGATCCACTAGCAGAGGTAGCTGACCCAGAAGCAGACAGAGCCGAGGCAGAAGCCTCAGAAGCCTTCGTGGTTGCAATCGTAGCCTGAGCTGTAGCCGTAGAGGCAGAGCCAGAAGCCGAGCTTGCGGAGGCAGAGGCATTAGCAGCCTGTGTGGTGGCTTGTGCCAACTGCGATGTCATACCTGTTTCAGCCCATACCTTATTGACGGCATCATTGGCGTTAACAGGATCTGCTAGGCTTTTCATACGACGGGACTGTGCATCCCATACGCCTAGAGTGTCCTTCGTGATCGAATCGGATACACCATCCGATGACTCCTGGGCGGTGTAGAGGCTGAACTTAGCGAGAAGGTCTAGGTCCGCTTCAAGCAGCACCGAGCCATCCGTAAAGTCAACTGGAGGGTTGTCTTTAGGAGTCTCCCGTCGAATATCGATTACAGCTCCATTAGCAGGAGCGGGCGAGATGGTGACAGTGCTTGAGTTCAGAAAAGTAAATGCGGTCAGAACTCCATTCACACGTACCTTGATATGCGAGGCATTCAGATACGGAAATGAGAAAGCGTAATTAGTGGTGGAGCCGTTACCCGTGTATTGTACGTAACTAAAAGGCACTTGAATTTCTCCAAAAGAAAACCCCCAGTGTTACCTGGGGGCGATTGTTATTCCTGTTTATCCGTATTGGGATAATCAGCAGCAATTGAATTTAATACGTTTGAGATTCCAACAACGTTATTGAAGGGAAGAAGCTTCATCCAGTTACGGACATCTCTTTCACTTACCTGTACATCATCAGAGGCACTGGCAAGGGCAATCTTACGAGGCATAGCTAAAGCTGTGCTGATCGCAGATAGCGTGGGGTTTGATCCCACAAAGTCTGTCACGTTGGACGTGGTTCTTGCACCTGAGAATATCGGAGTAGGAGCAATGGTTGAGTCAATGAGAACAGGAAGCACCGACACCTGAGCGATACGACCAATCGAGTTGGCCACAATCTGCTTGGTGGAGAGACGCTTCTCAGCGAACTCAGCTCTCTCTTCAGCCGACATGCCTGCCATCTGGGCGTTGGTACGAGCCAGATAGGTGGCAGCAGCGAACATCGAGCCATGGAGGACCGTTGAGAGGGTCTGATAGTCCCTGTGGTTCATCGCAAAGCCAAGCGACTTATTCCATCCCTGCAACGAGAAGTTGAGGAACTGGAACATCGTTTGACCCCAGCCTTTGCCCATGATCGGAACCATGGACGCCAGATCGTTCTCTTGGACAACCCTACGGCTTTCCCTTTGGAACGCTACAATGAACTTAGCGTAGCTATCGGGATCCGAGGCTTGCCATCTTTCGAAGTCAACCTGCCCGGTCTTGGAACCTTGGACATCCTTATGGTAGAGCTTGATGTTATCCAACACCTTTCGGGTGTCAGCATCATCCAATCCCATCCATGCCAGACGATCCTTAGAGAACGCCAGCTTGGCCTTCCCATTCGCTGATTCCACGAAGTGGTTGACCATGGCTATGGCATGAATCCTCTTTTGCTGGATCATCACACCCGTCATACCCGTCCATTTCAGAACTCCTGAAGCGGAACGAGACATCACGTTATCCGTGCGATCGAGCCACTGGTTCAGAGCGGTGTCCCCTCTCTGCCTGACCCAATCATCCCTATGGGAGAAATCGGTTCGACGCAGGAGATCGGCTCCAGCTCCACCAGTGAGGTTCTCGAGCTGGTCGAGCATCTCATTCTTGACCTTGCCTGACTTCACATCACGCAACATGCCACGCAGTTCAGGGATCGCCTTGAGGGTGGTTTTCCATCCCAAAGATCCAATGATCTGGGACAATTCCTGCACCTGGTTGTAGACGGCACCACCCATGAGGCGGGTGACGTTCAACGATCTCCACATTTCGAGGAGCTTGTTGCCTGTCGAGAATTGTTCGATAGGACGACCAAGGATACGATCGAATGTGAAATCAAGGTTCTCTCTGACCGCTGTCAACCGCTCTCCTGAGAGAGCAGTACCAAACTCCTGAGAGGTTGCATTCTTCACCAGGCGATCAATGTCAGATGCCTTGTAGACATCCAATTGGTTAGCCAATGAGATTGTTCCAGCGGTTCTCCTGAGGTAGGCTTCAAGGACATCGAATGTACGAGTGTCAATGAAGTCATTCAAACTCATTGTGTGAGTTGTGCCATCAGGCATGAGGATCTGTTCTGAGTAAGTTTCATCCAATGAAGAACGAGACTTGAGGTTCTTCGTCAAGGGATTGATCTTGTCCTTTTTGGGGAACATCTTAGCCAGAAGCTCTGTAGCTTCAGCTTCGGTCATCGCACCATTCTTGATGAAGGATTCCTTCAAGCTATCTCGATCAAATCCCCTGAGCATATTCTCTAGGTTGTCATTGACACGATTAAGCTTAGACTCTTGTAAGTTATTGAAATACCAACGACCAAAGCGTTCAGCCACTTTCGCTTCCACATCAGGGTTAGCTGACTTGAAGGAGTTGGCAAGGAATCTCTGGACCGTCTCTGAGCCAAACTGAGCTGTCATCGAGTTGAACTTCGAGACATCAGGATGACGAGGAAGGTAATTCTCATTGTAAGGCAGAGGATCGGTAAGGGACTTAGCTCCAGTCTCTGGATCTGTCTCTTCGATCTGTGTTAGGCCACGCTTAGTGCGACCATTGAACTTGCCAGGGTTGTTGATGTGATCGACGGCTTCCTTCATCAAGGTTTTGACTTCATTGCCTACCTTGATAATGGAGGGATGGAAATCACCATCTACGCCACGAACATAATCACCAACCTGCTTCTCCCACGAATCAAACACTTCAGCTCGTTTCCACCGAGTGGCTTCACCCTTCTCCATCAACTCTTCAAAGTATTTATTGAAGGCTGGCTTGAAGGATTTATCTAGCTTGGTGATCCATCCATCGCCTAGGGCGAGGGTCTGATCCCATGCTGACTGTGAGACAACTGCATGATTCTTATAGCCTGTTGTGGATCCAGCGAGCTTATGAAATATATCACGAGCCTCTCTGGGTATCCAATCACGAGCAAAGAAGTTTTCTAAAGCTGGGCCATAGGAGGTGAAGCTCGACTTCCCATCTGGCATATAGTCAGCCATACCTGGCTCGACATCATCCATCAGGAACTCATTGTCTTTACGACCGCCCTTCCCTGCCAGCTTGACCATAAGCTTCTCATCAATGAGCTGCTCGGTAGCGTTAAGGGATTTGAGGTAGAGGTTCATCTCATCATCACCAAAGCCGAGGAGCTTACCGACTGCCTGAACGAACTTGCTCAGGAGAGTGGCATCACCATCAACCTTGATCTTGGAGAGGAACTCAACCATTGGCTTGGCCGAAGATCCACCATACAGACCTGCTGCAAACTCATCAATGTTCTTGAGATAATAACTCTTGAACCCTTGCTTGTTTGCTTCTTTCAATGCCTGTTGATAATACGAATTTATTTCTTGGTAGAGCTTACCATGAGCTGTGTCAGGGTTAGCCTTACCATAATCAAGTTTATGCACCGTGACCGCATGAGCAATCTCATGGATCTTTGTGGTTTCCTTAGCTTCCTTCGAGACCGTCACAAGGTGAGGTGAAGGATAATAGACGCCAGGACGGTTGCTAAGAGCCTTGGCACTCTTTGGAAGCGTGTAGAATGGGAGATCATCACCAATCTGATCCAAGAGCTTAGAAGCCATCTTAGCGACCTGAGGGTCTGCACTTTGCAGGAGATCCTCAAGAACCTTACGGGTTGACTCAGCCGGATAGGCTTTGCCACTTTTCGTTTTAGGTACAAACTCTGTATACGAAGAACTCTTCTCCAGCATGGGAATCGCTTTGGATTCCACCTTGATCGCTTCAGCTTCCACCTTGGCGACCTGAGCCTGACGATATTCAGGATCAAGGGTCTTCTTACCCTTCTCAGTGAGTTCCAGCCCTGCACTCTTGATCTCATCAATCTGGATCTTGGAGGCGGTCTTCTGGCCAAACTTTTGGAGGGCTTCCGACTCGGGGAGAAATTCTGTAGCTACACGCCCGATCGCTTTTGATGCAGGGTTCGCCATCGCTCCGATAGGGAGACCAAAGGCGAGACCAGCAGCGGCAGCCCATACGAGATCATCGTTGGTTGCCAGTGGGCGATATTTCGAGAGAGCAGCTTCAGCAGCCACGTTGGAGCCAGAGAACACCAGGCCTGTGGCAAGGGCGTTCTTGAGGCGGTTGGCTTTGCTGACGACAGCAGCCGTGCCCAATCCGGGTACGAACCCTACCAAAGTGGGTAGGTCTAGGAGAGCACCCGTGAAGGTACCAATGGCACCCACGGTACCCATGGAAGCCAGCTCCTGCTGTTTGCGGGTAGCCTCCTCGACCTTAGCCCTGCGACGGAACACATCGTCCTGAGAGACCCCAGAGAGGATGTATCCGTGATAGTCAGGGTTGATCCCTGAGGTAGCCTGAGATACGAGATCCTTGGTGTATCTAAAGTCTGTATCGACCTGCTGTAGATTGCGATCTACGAGCCAGTTATAAACGTAGTTCTGCGTCTGAAAGCCTAAGCCAACAGCTTCAGGGAGATTGGAGAGTTGGTTGCCAAAGCCACCATATTTCGCTTCATCCTGAGCCGACTTAAATGCAATCTCACTCGCCCCTACGTTATAGGAGGGAGCGATTGGTATATCTGTTTGATTCTGAAGAGTGGGAGGTGTGTATTCCCTTGGCTTAATTTTGCCTCCGAAATACTGGCTCACCCACTCCGCAGATCTCTTAGGTTGACTATAGGGGCTACTGGGCAACGACGCCCATCGTCCACCAAGCTTGCTGATGGCTGCGTCGAAGTTGCCCGATTGGACATCCGGAAGAGCACCTGCTTGTCTAATTAATTCTAATGCAATGCGATCCTGACTAGCAGGGGAGAAATCGGTGATACCGAGCTTAGGTGCAATATCATCATACGTTGTTTTCGTAATCTGATACTTACCAGCCGAAGTACTGGGACCTTCCTTGGTCCGCATTCCAACGATGCCTGGGTGCTTATCATAGCTGGAGAAAGATCCTCCACCAGTGATAGTGTTATAACCTGCACCCTCGGCTGCACCAAGAAAGTTCAAAAACTTTCCTACATTACTAAGTTCAGTCATTCCTTATCCTTTTGTCCCCTCGGGGATAATCAAAATCCTAAGATCGTTTTACGATCGGCACTTACTCGGTTCTTCCGTCTTTCCTCACGAATCTGCTTACGCTTCAAATCAGCGTTAGCCTCTTCGGCTGAGAGACCAGTTCTCGTGTTGATTGATCCTTGGACCCACTTCTCGATCTCAGCTTGAGTCACAACCATGGCACCACCATTGACACCAGGAATTGGCATCTCACGATTGGCTATGATGTAACTGGGTTGACCACCCTTCTGCGGGAGCAGAGTGAGATCAGACAAGCTAGGGTCTATGCCCATCTTCTTGAGCTGGGGAATGAGAACATCCTTTTGATATTTCTCAAACCAAGCGGCATCGTCCTCACCCTTTGGAACCTTGGGGAGATCCGAACGCATATACATTGTGTTGTTGATCTGTACGACGCTCTTAGCCATGTAATCGGAAGCCATTCTGACAGCAGTCTTGCCATCAGGAGCGATACGAGCCTGAACATAGGTTTCCGCTAGTTCCTGTAGGCTACCTTGGATTGGAATAATGTTCTTCGTTCCATCACCAAATTCACCACGGAATAGCTCACCCCAGAATCGACCTGTGAATATACCAGGATTCTTGATGTCCTCGATCGACGTATTAACATCCTTCTTGATGTTACCCCATGTGACGGGTTCATACTGACGACGATTGATCTGATTGACAAAGCCAGCAGCCATGTTCACATCTGGAACACCTGCTTCACGCAATGCCTGAATCTTGTTTAGAATCTTATAGTTATCTTCACCTACGAGATCCTTGGCATACTGCTCAGAGACCTGACGGGCGATAGAGAACCGCTCTAGAGAATCAATGGTTGGCTGGAGGAGCTTGCCTGAGGGTTTCCCCTGGGCATCTATGGTGATCTCACCGAGGTTATAAACCGCAGTGGAGAAATCCTTCTTCCACGCCTGGTTGATGATGCCATTGTTCTTATAGAGGCGAACCTGCTGATCGAACGGCATATCGGGCTTGGCAGCGATCTGACGACCTATGGCAGCTTCTACGAGTTCCACGCCCTTGACGGTTTTCGTTCCACCACTCTCGGTGGGCACGGTGATATCAGGCATGGCTGAACCATTCTGTTGAGACACCAGCTCATCCGCCTGGGTGTTAGCCGAGGTGACGATGGTATCAGCCTCAACCCGAATGGCTCTCTTGGCGGTTTCGTTCTGAGCTTGATTCCATTCCCGTTCAGCCGTGCCACGGAGTTGAAGAACCCGAGCGGGTGACAGGAAGGCTTCGATCGTAGGGCCATTGTTAGGGAGCCTCGATTTAATGAACTCGTCCACCAGCTCTTTCTGACCAGAGGCAGCCAACGATAGGATCACCCCATCGAGTGCAGCCTTGGCGGTTGAATCGTTTAGGGTACGTGCGGTACGGTGCATGTTGTATTTTTGCAACACATATGCAACACGATCCTGGTTGGTTTTGCCGTTGAAGGCTTCACCTGTGATCTCACTGGCTGCATTGGAAAGATCCTCTGTAGCCACTTCAAGACCCTGAGATTCCAGACGCTTGGTTTGCACCGCATTCTGTTGGTTCAAGGCACGATCACGTAACGCATTGAAATTCTTATCAAATCCAGCGGTCTGGTAATTTGACTTACCACCGAGAGATTCATCCCGACGCTGCTTAATGTATTGATCTACCTCTTCCTGAGTGTTGAACTCATTGTTGGCAATCTTTGAATCGACATCACGGAAGATCGATTTAGCAGAGTTATCACCTGCAACGTTCTGCACGGTGGCAACCCATAGAGGAGATCTCCACGCTGGGAGTTCCTTGTTGTCAATCTTTTTCCGTAGCTCTTCAGCGGTCATACTAGACGCAAACCGTCTAGCATCTTCTTCCTCTGCATCAAGAGCACGTTCTTTTATTCTATCTGCCAGAGGTTGAGCTGCACCTAGGGCTGCTGCAAGTTGAAACGCCTGACTTGAGTTTGGGTCGAACCGTGGGGTAACGGCTTGAGCCTTAGGCATTGCAACAGTTTGTAGTGCCTCAGCACGTACACCAGATTCTACTTGCACTCTCGCCATTATGTAGTCCTTCCAGCCTTAATGTTATTCATTCTGTTTTGGTAGCCAATGCCTGCATCGGCAATCCGAAGGCCTGCACCAATGTAATCTGGTTGAGTAGGAGTCTTGAGGGAATTGATGGCACTGGCTGTTCCTGCCCATGAGTTCATGCGATCCATCTCGATTGCACGATCACGAGCGAGGTAATTCACCTCGGCATTCGCATTCGCCTGTCCTGCTTTACCACCAAGTTCAGCCAACAGAGAATCTACAGACAAGCCAGATACACCAGACTCTCCTGCTGCAACGGTGGCTTTTGCCTGCTCACGACGAGCTTGGCTATTGTTATCAATCTGCTTCTGAGAGAGAACGCCTGCCTCTTGGGTTTTCATCAAATTAGCATTTGCGATATTGGCATTGTAGGCCGTCATCTGGCTATCATAAGCCTGTTGATTCGCCTTCGCCTGGGCATCTGCTGCTTGCTGTTGTGAATACACGGTAGCTGCCGTGGATGCAGCGGAAACGACAAGAGACGCCACTGCTAGAGATCCTGGATCACACATTGTGTTTCACCTTATAAAAATGTATAAATAATTCATCATCTGGTCCCATAGCCTTAGCTCCACCTAATTCGAAGCCCAGCCACTTCAACCACGCAATATGTACTTTGTTCTTTGACCATACAAAATTGGTCAGTGTGGGGTAATGCTCGTGCATTGCCTCCATGTAATCTTTGCACTCCCTAAGGAATGGCTTTTGTATTTTTCTAATATCATCTGTTCCCAGCATCCAAGGAACCCCAATGGATCCCTTGGTGCCTGAAACTCCAAACATGGCTATTGGTTTCATCCGATACTCAATCACATAGGGAGTATCGCTTACATCATAGCCTATCCGAAAGGCGTCTTCAGGAGACTTCCTGGACATATGCCAGATCTCTTTCCGATCGCACTCACGGATGTTTGATGCCAATATAAGGACATCTAATAGCTTTGCTTCACGAACAAAAGGCTTACATACCTCTGCTACGTTTGACATACATTCCTTCCCAATCAGCACTCAAAAATGAACTAGGCAACGGAGAGTCATTATTCAACTCTATCGTTACAGCAGTGTTTTGAGAGAGAATAGGAAACTTGGTGTTGCCAGTATCTAATTGTATCATACCAATGGTAGCCGAAGGCTGACCAAGGGTCTTACCGGAATACACATAGTCATACGTAGAGCGTCCTTCAGGTGTGACCTTTGCCTTGAAGAATCCCGTGTTAGCGAAATTGATCTGCATGGTACGCAACTGTAGACGGCCTTGTGTATCTGACTTAACGGTATTTCCAGCTTGCTGCTTAATTGTAATCGGACTGAACTGGTATCGCATGGTGTACTTACGACCAACGATCAAATCGCAGGTTGTAAAATCACCAGTGATCCGAGCACCAGATCCAGTTGACGTGAGAGCCAAACGAGTTCCAGCCTTCTTAGGCTGACCAGTGGCGATGAGGGCTTCCCATGTTCCGCTTGTGATCGCACCTGGTAGGTACGCCACAGGGATGTTGGTGTAGGTTCCATCGAACGTCATGTTCGCCTTGGCTACGGTGAGCTTGCGATCGAGGTGGACGTTGTAGGGTTCATTGGCTCCGATATCACCGAGAGCGACTGAGAGCTTCTCAACATAGACACCATCGGATCTCTGAATGACCAGAAACAATTCCGAACGAATGAAGTCCGCATTGAGAATGCTATCGCCAGCGTCTACAGTCCACTTAGACCATGAACTCTGGAGCTTCTCATTGTTATTGAAATAGAACTTATACACCCACATGGCCGAGCGATTCTCCTTAGAGAGAACCACAAGCATATCCTCAGTCAAGCAAGGAGCCAGCTTATAGGCGTTCTTAGGGATGTACTCAGGGATATGACCTGTGACTTCAACTGAATCGTTGATGCCTGAGATCTCGTCCACTGGGAAGTACTCACGTACACCTGTGTAATCACCTTTGGTAAGCGTGAAATATACGTTCTTACCTATGCCAGCGGGTTCAACCAATGCGTCACTCTCGAACTCCGTAGCCTGCTTCACAGCGATGGTTTTGGGAGTGAGGAGATCACCAGCCTCAACCACGAACTGGGACTGAGCCGAGAACAGGAGGAGCTGACGATTGAACGGAATGGCGTGTTGTAGGGTAGATACCTTGGTATGGGATACCGTAACATCGATGGGATCCGAATCGAGCAACTCCGTCACCGTGGTGCGGTAGAAGTTGAAGAACTCAGAAGCCTCAGAGAAGATCACAGACTCATCTGCGAGAAGACCTAAGCGGTTTCTGTAGAAGAAGATATCGGAGATCTTTTTGCCAACGAAGGATGGATCTGAGTTGGATGTGAGAGTACCAACGATACGATCGTTCCACGTCAGGGGAGCAAAGGTAAAGGTACCATCATTATTACGAACAAGGGAATGTGGCATTGTCAATGCAGCCACGCCTAGCCTTGTGCCAGGCTCTATAGATTCTTTCCATGCGCCTGTGCCTGAGCTATCAAACTTAACCCAGAAATTATCGAAGCCTGTTTGCTTATCACCAACCACTTCGACAGCGAATCCATTGACGCCAGCGTTGGCTGGCAAGTCCTGGAACTTCTGTACTTGGTCCTTTAGGGCGAGCATGGCACCATTGTTGAAGCCATCCTCACAGCGAATCGTAAAGTCACCTGTGGACTTCGTGACGTGGATCACAGAGCCAGTGCGGGTAAAGGTGAACCCTGATCCACCCCATGCCACCAGATCGTTATAAATCTCGGCAGCGATATAGTCCGTTGCAATGAAGGGGGAATCCGTGGCAGACCCACCATTAGGGGTTATGTACTCAGCCCTCTGGGTGCCATCAATGAAAACCCTGTAGGGCTTTCCATAGTTACCCGCCTTGACGTTGATGAGCGCTTCAGCCGTTCGATCGGTAGCGAAGGTAGCCCCGGCTGTGACCGTGACACCCTTGTTCACGATGAATGTGTAATCAGCGACCGTGACAGCCCTGAATGAGTTAGCGGGATCGGCACTCGTGAGATACGAGGTTCCGCTTGGGAATGTGACCGTCTTCTCGACCCCAGCAAGGTCGAACACCTTGAGACCACCACTGGTGATCACTACGATGTACCGCTCGTTCTCATCACGATTGATCGTGTGGATGTAGGCGGCAGCGTAGGACCCCGAGAGGATCTTTTTGAGGTGCTTGGTAGGAGGACGTTTTCTCAGCCCTTGTGATGTGGTGCTCAGTGCGTTCTCTTGGAGTTCAGCCTGTGAAGCCAAGCGAAGCGTAAAGGGTTGCTGAGAGACACCATTCGCCAAGTTTGGGATGGACTGGGAAATCAGCATAGTTTACTCACGTATAAGAGATCTGAAAACAGTTGGGTTGCTTGTCAGAATGTTGTAATCACCAGTGATGCCTTCGTTTCTCTTCAAATCGAGAAGGGCATCCTTTTCATCTAGTGCCGTAAATTGGTACAAGGCTTCAGATCCAACCGTACGGGATTGGAATATACGGGCAGCCTTGATTGTTACATAATGGCGAGCAGCTTGCGGGAGTTGATCGAATGGTAGCAGGATCACGAGATCGCATTTGATGCTCTTTGTAAATTGAAATGTGTGGTTCACACGGTCATAGAGCTTGTTGCCCCTCTGTACCGCATCCACTTCCCTATCGTCACCCATGGGATCAACCCTAAGGGCGTTGGAGGGGATAACGATCTCCTTTGAGAATGTATCAGGAGACAGTTCGAAATCTATTTCGGTATTGAAGTGCCAGCCTTTGGTTTGCACCTGGCGGGAGACTTCCGAAAGAATGGATTGTGCCGTTACGGCATCAGCTACTGACGAGATATCCGACAAAGAGGAAATGGGAGATTCGCCAATAACGGATAGAATCGTATTGATCGCTTCAAGCTCCGATGTCGGAGTCAGAACAGTAGTCATATAATCACCAATAAATAAAAAAAAGGGGAACCCCCAGTTACGAGAGTTCCCCTTGGGGTTACTTCATTGATTAGGCAACTGCACCAGTAGCCAATTCGATAGCGCACTCAGGACGCAAGATGCCATGACCCATAGCATAC